CGTGGTCATTTGGTGGGTTGGGTGTAGTGATTTCAGTCAGCAATGACTTGCCTTCTACGATGCCATCAGGTCTGTATTCCTGACGTTTCCAGAATGCATTGTCGATTGCGGTTAGGTCTCCTGCCTGGAGAGCGTCTGAGAGGTCCTTGTGAGCCTCTAGACGGGCGATTGTCACCTTACCTGGTGGAAGTATATCGGCAGCTGCTTTAGCCGCCTCTGAGCCTGGCTGATCGTTATCAAACCAAAGCACTATTTCTTCGTAGCCTTGCAGAAAGTCGTAATTCTTCTGAATAGCTTTCTTTGCACCGGCTGCACCTGTTGGTAAGGAGACTACATCCCAGGTGGGATAGATCTCAGCATAACTAGCAGCATCAAGCTCACCCTCTGTGATGAGGATACGCTTGCCTGAACCTTTCCATAGGTGTTGACCAAAGAAAGATCCATCTGACTCACCTTCATAGCTGAATTGCTTGTCAGTTGTCCTAGTCTTAGCACCTACGAGCTGACCACTACGGTTATGGTAGTGGAATCGGAGGGTGTTTCCGTCCTTGTAGATCTTGAATCGCTCGCAAGTCTTCTCTGAAATCCCTCGCTTGTTGAGCCGGGTCGCAGAGCCTTGATAGTTCATGCGTGTGTTCGATTGTGGAGTGGTGTTGGAAGAATTTCCTGGCGTCCATGTTTGACATACAAAGCAAAAAGTGTGGTCATCATCATAGACCGCTAAGCCATCTGATGAGCCACACTCAGGACACGCCTCATGGCGCAAGAACTCAGACGAACCATTCGATGGGAATAGAGTCATAACGAGTCCATGGGATATTGAGACGCTCACAGTATTGAGCGTAGGTAGTTTTACTCTTTTTTGATATGCGGTTGTATGGCGCTTGAAAGACCATACGCAGATCAATATCTGGGTTGGATTGTTTTACTTGCTTGATCTTGCGGCGGTCTTCAGGAGACCAGTAACCTTTACATTCTAAATATATACCTGAAGGTAAGAGAAAGTCAGGTGTGTAGTTGTGCTGAATCACATAAGGGATCTTAGTGGATTCATACTCATACTTCACACCCAGTTCAACCATAAGATCAGCAACCTTTTCTTCGAGTCCTGATCTGAAAGCCATTAGAAGTCCTCGTCAGCCTCAGGGGCAGGTGTCACGTTAGGTTCACCAGCCTTAAAGCCTTGAGTCGTGCCAAACAATGCAGCAACATCCTCCTGTGGCATGTCACCTGTATCAACACCAGCTGCAGAGCTGAGTGACACAAGCTGCATACCTACAAGCTTCAGGCTAGTGCCATAGGTGACACCATCCTTCAGGATGTAAGGCTTCTGATAGAACGCAAGCTTTACCGTTGACCCACTGTAGATGGGCCGGTTGACATCAGTGATCTGTGTCCGTTGAGTGTCCACAATGGGTGGTTTGGTCTCTTCATTCCAAGAGAACTTGATCTTGTAGACACCATCAGACACCTCTTCCCAAGGCTCAGGCTTGAGAGTAGATCGCTTAGGGTTCTTTAGTTTTGATACTGCCCACTTGAGAGTGTCTTCACGATCCTCCTCAAGTTGATCGACGAGTGATCCGTCAATCGTAGCTGAGCAGCTATATCCAAATTTAGATGGTTTCATCACTGCCTGGTATCCTTCCAGGGTGACGGCTTCCTTAGTAACAAATGTGTTGCGGGGCATTAGCAGAAAAAATAAGTGGATTCAATGACCGATTCTGGTTGAAGAGTGTTGATCATCGGTGGTTCAGTCTCTGCACCTATCTGCGCTGCCCAGGACTTGAGGAAGTCTTGTTCAGCAAAGAGATGCATGTAAGTCTCACGAACGATTCGTGAAAGAGTAGCCATGTCAGTAGCACGACATAGAACCGAGTCGTGAATGAGGGAAATCGGAGCGTCGAAGCGTAATGCAGATAAGCAAAGAAGGGTTGCATCTAACGAGTGGATAAGGTTAGGAGCTGTAGCGTTCTTGTGATGGTTGATGTCAACCTTGTCACTGTCACCAGTGGCGACACGCATGTTGACTCGACCCATCAGCTGTAACTGAACACGCTCATAGAGCTTCTTCATCAGCTTCTGAGTGACCACAAAACCAGAGGGTGTGACCCACTGTATCTGTGTCTCTCCTCTCTTAATAGCTTTAGCTACCTCTGACTCAATCCATGACATGACAGCCATGGGACCAGGCACGATGACATTCATAGACGCTCTTACTGCTTTCACAGTCTGCGTCAGGTCTTCGTTACTGATCTCTACACCCTTCTCTTTGAGTGCATCCCTGATGTATTGCCTGTTGCTGTGAGGCTTGGCGTTGTAAGGGACGGTCATAACGACACGTTTGACAGTCTTCCTGTCCATGTGTGGACGAATAGACTCAGGACAATTTGGCGCAGCATGTTCTGCTACGACAGCATATGCATCTTGAGGCTTTCCACTAGGTGTAACATTAACAAGTCCTGCTGTGGACGCGCATCTGCAAAGACCAGCCAGAATCTGGAGACCTGAGCAAGTCGCATCAGTAGCAATGGGCAGGCATGTAAAGTTTCTGTTACAACTAATGACACACTGGTAGTACTCATCACATGCAGCTAGAAACTGCCAAGGTTCATCAGCCGCTTCCCATTCAGATAAATAGTGAATAGGATTAATAGCAACCTTAGCGATGAGTTCTTGGTTATTGTTGACCCACTCAAGACGCTCCTTAATAGGAGCTTTGTCTAGACCATAAGTCGTAGCTACTTGGAAGGCTAACCATTCCTCAGCTTCAGGAGTCATGAATGCTTCCTGACTAAACTTTAGTAGTGATTTACCAAAGTCTGTACACTGAGGAGTAAGGAATGCAGGGATAGGATATACTCTCGATCTATAATCGAAAGACCAAGGAATAAAGAATTGCTTCTTATCCTTGAATAACCTAGCCGCTTCCATCGTCATCCTTGTTCTACAAGAACGATTGAATGAGTCTGCCCTTTTGTTATAGACCTCAGCACACTCTCGCTTGTAGGCTTGTCGAGCGTCCTTGTTCGTGTCTATATCATAAGGCTTGTTGGGTAGATCATACTCAACAATAGGGATAAACTTACCAACTGAGATTAGAT